TTAATTAATTCATTATATTCCTCTTGAGTGATTCTATTATTTAATAGAAATACATCTAATTTATTTTTCATTTCTTCCTTAGTTCCATAAGTTCCTTTGTTAATTACTGTTACACATAATTTGTATGTCATATCTCTACACTCCTAACTCTAATTTACTAATTCTATGTTCATGTTCTAATGCCATTTCTTCAATCCCTGGTTCTAATACTTCTGAAATTATTTCTGGTACATATTCCTCTACATAATCAAATAGATTTTTTCCAGTTATCATTTCTTTTAATCGAAATGACTTTCCTTGTGTTTGTAATTTAAAAAAACTTTTGTAATTTCTATATCTGTTGATCTAATTTCATGTATTTCATTAGATATAAAGCTAAAATCACCATTTTCAACTCTTAAATAATATTTATGATTCATTTAATACCTCCTTAGTATCCTAACGCAGTCCATAATACCACAACTGCACCTGTTACTGAATTACCATTACAAGTTTTAGCAACAACCCTTAACTTACTTAAACTATCATCTTTATTTGCTACTGCACAATTGAATTCTGCATATTGCCAATTAATATTATTCCATGTAACAGTACATTGAAGATTAAGAACCTTATTAGGGAAAGCTACTGGAAAGTTTGCATCAAGTTCAGCACCTGAATTATTATTTATGTTAATTATTGATATTCCCCACTGTAATATTAAGCCATTTGGTAGTTTTGTATACCCCGTATCAGCTTTACTATTAAAAAAGCCGCTTTCTAGATTAGTACCATTCTCCATTTTTACTTGTGATGCTATTGTTTTGAAATTAATCTCGTCAAAATCATTCCCATTGTCTACTTTATAAGTAGCATTTTTTTGAGTTGCCATTCTCTCAGCCTCCTTTAATAAGTTTGTATCCATACTCTTCCTTCTACTTGTCCACTTGGTTGGATATTAGAAGTAATTATTTGCGTTCCATCTTTTCCTGGTGATCCTTGGACCCCTTTAATCCCCTGTGGTCCTTGAGGTCCTGTTGCTCCTACATCTCCTTTTGGTCCTTGCTCCCCCTGAATGCCTTGGTCTCCTTTAGGGCCCTGAATCCCTTGAGGACCTGTTAATCCTCTCGGTCCCTGTATTCCTTGTGGACCTTGAGGTCCTTGTAAATCAACTACAGCCTGCATTCCTTCAATAAAAACTTTATCCCCTTCATTTAATGCAACCTTGAAAGTTATTGAATTACCATTTGTTTCATCAAAAATTCTATTAGTAATTCTCGCACCATTCAAATAAACTTTAATCGCATTTATTCCTATAGGGTAAACATATCCATCATTCCAAGTGAATAATTTCTGTCCTTCTGTAGCAATAAAATACTCATGAAAAACTATATAACTCTGCCCATTTCCTGCTGGTCCTTGAACTCCTTGCATTCCTTGTGGTCCTCTCTCTCCAGTATCTCCTTTATCCCCTTTTTGTCCTTTAAGATCTACTCCAACATCAAAAGTTCCATCTGGATTTTCTAGTTGTAACTTAGTCCCTATCCACTTGTGATTTATCTTATCCCCTTTTGCTCCTTTTATATTTTTTGATGATGGAGGAAGTAAAGAACTTTTATTCTCCCAGCTTATATTCCCTAAATCATCTACTGTAGGATACCAAGCTTTATAAACCGTATTATTTTCATTAGGAATACTAGATATATCATTACTTATTTGTTCTAATGCTGTCGTACCAACTTCCCCTACTGCAATTTCTATAGTTATATTATCCTCATATATCTCCCTAGCTTCTGTTATCCTTAAATTTCTATTTGAAATATTATTTTTTATTGTCCCTATATCCCCTAAATCCCAATCTCTTTCATAAATAAGATTTTTATTTATAATAGTACATTCAGTATTTATAATATAATCATATTGATTAAGTTTTGATAATCCTCTATCGCTTAGATTTTCAGATTCATCTATATCTCTTGCATCTATAAATATTTCTCTTCTTTTCAATCCCGATTGATTACTTTTCTTTACTTCTACTACTTCTCTCTCTGTGCCTTCTCCTTGTCCTCCAACATAAGCTACATTCTTATAACTTATAGAGTTAGAAGTATGTATAGCATTTGATATATTAGAATATTCGCTAGAAAAAATAACTCTAGAGTTTTTATTTTGTTCTGCAGTTCTATCTATACCTAATTCTGTTTCAAAAATAAACTTCTTGTTTTCTGCATCAAGATAAACGAACCAACCTATATTACCTATCTTTGCAATGCTCTCTACCTCTATAGCAAGTCCTTTATACCGACTCTCCCAACTTACACTTAATCCTCTCTTCTTATCTTCTGCCATAACTAAATTATTAATTTTCCTTGTAGGATCTATAGGATTTATACAACATACATCTACATAATGTTTTATTACACTTTCTGCAGCTCCTTTAAATTTATCATACGCTTCATTTGGTGGTGGAATAATTATTCTTCTTTCAATTATACTTTTTATATCTCTTCCTTTTACAGTTATTTGTTCTTTATCTTCATCAACGCTTACTTCTTCTATAATCATTGCTTTTTTTTCACTTAAATAAATATAATTTTCTTCTTTTAGTATTTTTTCATATTTAATGGGTGCAATTAATTGGAATTCTTTAATTTGAAAAAAGCTTCTTATAAAATAAAAAGAGAGATAGTCTTCGATATCTCCAATAAAAATAAGATCTTCATTTAATATTTTTAAACTAGCTCTATCCATATATCTCCTGCCTTGTGTACAGTCGGTTCATTTTCTTGTATGAATATCCCTCTAATACTCTGCCCTTGCATATTGTTAAACCATTCTTTCCATATATCTTTTTTCTCTTTCCATTCTTGATTGAATAAATTCCACATAGCTTGTAAATCATCTTTCCCTAAAAACTCCATATATCCACATAATGAAACTTGCCCTCTTTCATCTTCAATTAATGTTGAGCCATTTTTTATAGTAATCTTAGCTAATGACAAATCATAAGTTGCTGTATTCCTTACTAAGGTTGGTGGCGATACTTTTGTACCTTCAAGCACCAATATATTTAAAGTTCTATTAGTAATATCTAACCTTAATACAACTCTATCTACTCTATCTACTCCACTAGAAATTGTTTTACTTAATTCAGATGTATTTAAATACAAATACCCATTTACACAAGCACTTCCTGGTAGAATTTTTATTTGTGTGTTACTTACTTTAATAACTCTTAAATTATCAGTTTTAGGATTTATTCCAGTTCCTATAAACGCCTTAAAGTAATTTGCAAAATCCTCTGCTTTATATTTTCTATCTCCATTTACACTATTAAAAAAGCCTCCAAATTCAGCCATTAAACCACCTCCTATATGCTATAATAGTGAGTTTTATATTTTATAATTACCTGTTGTGGCAAATAATCACCATCTGTGCTATAACTCAATTTATTAATTCCAGTGGGTAAATCAAAAAAAATACTATTAATATTAATATAATGATAAGCTTGTTCTTTAACATTGTTCTTAATTATCTGTACTTTTTTATCATCAAAAGAAGTTTTTATATAAAGTATTTCGTCATCTTGAAGATATCTATCAACTTTAATAAATTTGTTATCATTTAATGTTATAGAAGGGTTTAAAGCCGGACCTTTAAAGTAAATCTCAAGTGGCGCTTCAACATTACCTTGATTATTAATTTCTATTTCATTAGCTCCCTTCCTTGCAAATTCTATTCCTTCTCCACTTAATTGAAACTCAAATTCAAATCCTCCCTCCCATGTTTCAACATTTAGAATATTTTCATTCTGATCTAACCAGAATGGATTAAAACATTCAAAACTTATATTAAACGTCAATATAAAATCATTATTATTTTTAAAATCAGTTGCATATGTTGGAGTTTCCTCTGCTGAGCATTGTATCTCTCTAGCAGCATTTTTATTATTATATTTGATAGTTAATGTATCTAATGGATTTAACACTTCATCTATAAGTCTTTTAAATGTATCTCTTTCCGTTCTATTATCTGCAATGATAGTCGCCTCTATATTTATATCTCTATCTTCTAAAGTTGTTGATAATAATGTGTATCCGTTTTGTCTGATAGCTTTATTTTTATTAAAATTTGCTGCTACTTTTCCTGAATCAAATTTATTAATAAGAATTCCTGAAGGATTAACATATGAACTTAAGTTAACTGATAAATTAGTCCTATTATTTATAATCTCTATCTCCATATCAAAATCCTCCTAAGTAAATTTTAAGTCCTTAAATACCTTTCTACTAGCTTTAGACATTTCATACGGACTTTCAACTTTGTTATAGAAATTATTAGTAACCTTCACTTCATTAGTTCTATTATTTTCTATTATTCTTGCTTCTGACTTAGCTCCTTCTAATCCATACTTAACGCCAATACTCATATCTGTACTTAATCCCTTTATTGCATTAGTAACTAAATTCTTACTATTATTTATTCCTTTAGCTAACCCTTCCATAAAATCAGGCATCCATGTTTCATAATCAGTTAATGGCCCTTCGTCTGGTACTGTAAAATGAAGGAAACTTCTTATTTTCTCTGCGACTCCTACCACTGCATCCTGAACCTTCCCTATCATGGATTTTATTCCATTTACTAGTCCTTCTATAAAATGAACTCCCCACGTATATGCTTGACTTGGTAAGTTAGTAATAAAGTTTATAGCAGATTGAAATCCATTAGATATAACACTTCCTAAAGTGTTCAATATACTTGTAATTCCATTTTTCAAATTACTGAAGATAGTTACGCCTAAGTTATATAATGTTCCTGGTAAGTTCCTAAAGAAATCTAATATTACATTCCATATAGATACTATTGTACTACTAATATTTGTGCATATATTTACTATAGTATTTTTAAATCCATCCCAAGCTGCTGTTGCAGTTTCTTTAATTGCTGTCCATAATCCAATAAAGAAATCCTTAATTCCATTCCATATTATAGTTGCTATATTAACAATTCCATTCCATGCCATAGTTAAATATCCAACAATAAAATCTATCGCTCCTTGGAATATCATTTTTATACCTTCCCAAATCATATTAAAAGCTTCTTTTAAATTGTTAAATATATTACTTGCATCTTCTTTTAATTTAGTGAAGTTTCCTGTTACTAAATCTAATATTAACAATATAGCTCCTAAAAATATGTTTTTATATACTTCCCATACTCCTTGAAAATATGTTTTTATACCTTCAAATATTATGCTTACTGCTTGTATCATCCATCCAAACTTTTCGTTTATAAAGTTCAATATAGCATTTAGTGAACTATTAAATATTTCCTTTATACTATTCCATACATTAGATATAAATGTAATTACATTATTTAATATATTTTCGATTGTAGTTTTTATATTTTCAAATATTCCTCTAACAAATTCATAAATACCTACAATAAAATTCTTTAAGCTTTCTAGAGCATTAGGTATAGTTTCTTTGAAAAAAATTAAAATAGCATCTACAACATTTGCAGTTATTTCTTTAATTTTCTCCCATAAGTTAATCCAAAAGTTTCTAAATTCATCACTAGTATTCCATAAATATATAAAAGCACCTACTAATAAAGTTATTATCATTATAACTATTCCTACTGGCCCAGTAAGAAAAGTCATAGCTGCTGCTAATGCCTTAGATGCAACTGTGCCTGTTGTAGCAACTCCTTTATATATTTTAACTGCTCCTGAAACTGCTTTTACTGCTTTAGTTGCTCCACCAACGATTGTGGTTACTCCTTGTATCAATTTTGCTACTGGAGCTATAGCAGCAATAACAGCAATTATTCCAATTATTGTTTTTTTAGTTCCATCATCTAAATCAATGAACCTTTTAACTAAATCACTTATATATTGTGCTGCTTTTGCAATATATGGTGTTAACATAATACCTATAGAAGCTCCAGCTTCCTTTATTGCTTCTGAAGCAACTCTCATACTGTTAGCTGCACCATCACTTGTATTTGCAAAATCTCCTTGAGCATTTTTTGTTTTATCTAATACATAGTTATACCTAAGTTGAACTTTTTCAGCTTGTGTCATTTCATTTACTTTTTTATTAATGCCTTGACTTAGAGCATATTCTTGAAGGTTTGCTTCTGTCATTACAACTCCAAGTTGTTTTAAACTTTCAGTTTCACCAGTATATATTCCATTTAAAGCTGTCTTTGCCACTTCAACTTTTACATTTTTAAAACTTGCTAAGTCTCCTGCCAATCCAACTAATGCCATGCTCATTTCATTAGCATTTTGAGTTTCAAGGCCCATTCCTGTTCCCATATCTGCAAATTGTGCCATCATATCTAATGCTGAACCTTGTGCAATACCAAAACTCTCTAATGTTGTTTCAGAAAATTTAATAACTTCTTGAGCGCCATCTCCACAAGCAACTTCAACTTTATTCATAGATTCTATCAGGTCACTACCTAAGTTTCCAGCTGCAGCTCCTAATCCTACTATAGCAACTGTTGTAGGCATCATTGCACTAGATACTTTCCCAGCACCTGCTCCAACTTTTTCACTAGCTTCACTTATTTTATCTAAAGCTGAATTACAATTATGTGCTTGTTTTTCTAATCCTTTAAGCTCTGTTTCAGTTTTGACTACTTCTCTTTGAAGTGCTCTATATTTTTCTTCTCCAATTTTCCCATCTTGGAACTGTTTTTCAGCTTGCCTCTCTGCTTCCTTCAAAGTAGTAAGTTTTTCTTTAGTATTGCTTACAGCTTCAGCTAATAATTTTTGCTTTTGTTGTAAGAGTACTGTATTATTTGGATCTAGCTTCAATTGTGCATTTACTTGTCTTAACTCACTTTGTAAATCTCTGCTAGTTTTATTTACGCCCTTTAAAGCCTCTTGCAATGGTCCAGTATTACCACCAATTTCAATAGTAATACCTTTTATATTACTTGCCATAGATATCTCCTTTCTAAAAATAAAAAAGAACTAATTCAATATTAGTCCTTCTCCATTTTTCTTCTTATAGCCTTTCTATCTGGTTTTGTTTGCTCAACTCTCCAGCAATTTTCTAAGTATTTTCTTCCATCTTCAGTTTTCATATACTTATAAATTACTGCATCTCTTAGATATAACCAAAACTCAAATACTTCTATTTCCTCTATTTCCTTAAATATATACCCTGTATATTCACTTACTAACTTTTCCTCTATAGTATTTACTTCATAATGTTCTTCCTCTTCTTCCCCTGGATAATAGGGGATTTTTAGTTTGGGGAGTTCTTAGCATTATTTAACCAATCAAAGTACTTTGTCATCAACACATCCATTTGATCCATATCTAAATCTTCTATAAAGCCTTCTGGAACTTTTACTCTAGCTTTATTCTTATTTAATATAAGCCTTATAGAATCTGTTAATTCCTCTATAGTATTTTCTTCTTTTGACTTTGAAAGTCTAGTTATTTTCTTTAGCACCTTTAATTTAGGTGGTTCTACCTCTACTTTAATACTATTTTTAATTTCTCCTTCTTCTGTTGTCTCATATAATGTTACTTCAAAGTATCTCTTATTTACCCCACTAATATCAAACATAATTTAGCTCCTTTCTATTCTTCAGCCTTTGGCATTTCTTCTTCAAATATAATTTTTGTTCCTTCACTATCATGTGGTTTTGCCTTAAACTCTGCATCTATAACTGTTTCCTTATCCTTTGCAAATGCTAATGAAAACCCTGCTTGATTTTTACCTACTATAGTTGTTCTTATATCTCCATCCTGTTCATCTTCATGAACAAATCTTATTATATAATCTTTACCATTATAGTTACCTATACCACCTATTTTTACAGTTCTTTTTCCTGAGCCTTCTGTTACTCTAGCTGTACTACAAAGCTTCTCTAATGTCTTTCCATTCCAAGTCATTATTCCACTTTTAAATGTTACCTCTTCATCTGTTAGAATTTCTTTTTCTACTAGTCCTAAATCATCTTTTGCACTATAAAAGCTAGGCTTATATTCTAGTGTTGCTCCACCTTGGATAAGTCCTAAAAGATTTTTCTCAACTTCTATTGTTGCATTTTCTGGTATCTGTCCAGTGAATTCCGTAATATATAACTTTCCACTACCTAATACTATCTTTTCTTCTGCAGTTGCCATTAGTAAACACCTCTTTCTTTTTCATAAATAGAAAAAGTATATATAGTTTCAAATATTTTTTGAGAATCTATATATACTCTTTCACTCTTATATTTTATTGATTTAGTTTTTAATAAACTTTCTATTTCTTCTTCTTTTGGTTTGTTTATTTTTTCTGAATATAATTCAATGTTTATATCTCTTTTTATAATATTGTTGAGCTGATCTGCTCCCAATTCTTCCTTATCTTCCAGAATAATTATATATGGAAGTGCTGGAGGTTTTAAAAAAGCTACTTCACCAACTTTAAGTCCGGTTTGTTCTAAAAGTCCTTTAACGTCTAACACTTTTTATCGCCTCCTCTGTTAATTCTATCATTCTCTTCTTGGCCAATTCCTCTCCATATTTAATGTGTGGGAATGCCCTAGCTCTTCCTCCTTGAACTAAAGCATGCCCATTTTCTAATAAATGAGTTAATCTATGCTGTCCATTAGATACATACCAAGTATTTCTTTTATTACGCCTATCTTCATAACTCTTTCTTATCCTAAATGATTTTACATACCTTCCTGTATGTTGTTTAAATTTTATTCTCTTCTTTATCTCCTCATTAGCCTCATCTGCTACTTTATCTACAATATTTTTAACTTTATCTGTTACTTCTTGTGTATAATCTTCAAGTTCTTTTCTTAATGCAGCTTCAAATTCATCTACTGTCATTTACTCACCTCAAACATTTCAAGTTGTCTTAATGTTAAATCTAAGCATATTGGATTACTATCATTAACTCTTTGTATTAATTCAATATCATATCTTCCTATACCATTAATTACTAAAGTATCATGACTATTTATCCCTTTTACTTCTGGTATTCTTATAACAGCATTTGTTTGTACTTGAGCAGCTTTTGCAGCAAAATATCTTTTATAGCCTAAAGTTCTTTCAGTATAACCTAAACTACGATACTTATATTTCTTTTCTCCTTCTTCTGTCTCTTCATAAATATCACATACTCCATCAGAAAAACTTATAAATTCTATTTTTCTCTTTATAATCAAGTTATACACCTTCTATCTGTTCTGTAGCTCTAGCTTGATATTCAAAATGTAATGATTGTAATTCGCCAATGAAATTAGTCTCAAACATCTCTAAAGCATGACTATTTGCATATCTACAATAATCGAATAATAATTCTCTAGCCAGTCCTTCCTCTCTAAAATCAATAGAAGAAACACCTGCAATATTTTGCAAGCGTCTCTTTCCTCTCTGAATCATACCAGCTAACTTCTTATCTGTTCTTTCATCTTCCCATGTAATATTCAAATAATCTTTTATATCAATATGGAGCTTCCTATCATTTTCGCTTAATTCAGGCATACCATCACCTCTTCATTAAACTTCTGATTTACTAATTACTGTTCCTTAGCTATTACTGCTACTGTTAACTCTTGTAATCCACTAATGTCTAATAATATGAATGCATTATCGTCTAATGCTCTTCCATTACCAAACAATTTAGTTAAGTAAACTCTTTCATCATCTAAAAATTTAAATTCATCTGAATACTCAATCTTACCACCTGTAGTTCCTGCCCCAATTCCCATAAAGTATTTATCAGGAAGTCCTATTATAGCTTCTCCTTCTGTAACACCACAGCTTTGAATTACTGTTGTAGGAAATGGAAGTATATTATTTTTATATGTTCCATCAGTTCCTTGTACTGTAGTTGCAGGCATAACCTTAGTGAAGTAATCTATTGGATTAACAACTAAAATAACATTTTTAATTGCTCTAGTTTTATCATTTGGAGTCTTAGCTAACTTAGCTAATAGTCCACCATATGTTTTTGGAGTTAAATCTTTAATTGCAACTGGTGTCTTTTTAGGATATACTCCACCACTTACACTGACACTATCTGATACATTTCTATCCATTCCTATAGGTTCATTGTTACCAGTTCCTGTAATTATAGCTGTTTCTAATGCATCTGCAATAGCTTCAGCTAATGTTGCTCTAACATATGCATCAATCCATTGTGGACCAACTTCAAGCATATCTTTAGAAATAGGCATAAATGCAGTTAACTTACATAAAGTTAAATCTATCTTCCCAATAGCTCCTTCTAATTCTTTTGTTATAGCACTTCCTAATGCTCCCCATTTAGCAAGCTGTATTCCTTTCTTGTTAACAACTATCTTAGTTAAAACAGTTGTATTTTGAAAATTTATAACATCTAGTAATGGATGTTCTGCCTTAATATCCTTTATAACATTATCTATTATTGTTTCAGGGAATGCTACTTCTATTCCAGTAAATGCTTGTCTTATATCTCCCCTTTTCATTGCATCAATTATCCCTTGATAGAACTTAGTTTCTTTTTGAGTTAATTGATGTACTCCTCTTCTTGTTAATATTTCTTTATCTGCAGTTTCTTGATATAATTTAACATCTTCAAGTACGTTTTGTTGAACACTCTCTGCAAACTCTGTAAAAGCTTGTGCAATAGCATTTTCATCTTCTGACTTCATAGCAGCACTTAAATTGTTTAATAATTGTTGTTTTAATAGATCCTTACTTATCATTGTCATTATAAATTACCTTCTTTCATTTTGTTTTTAAATATCATTTTTAATTTTTCTGCATTAGTCTTTTGACCTACATATTCATCTGGTACCCTTGGATTAGGTGTTATTCCTTCTAATTGTTGCTTGATTATATTATTAAATCTTTGTTGTGCATTAATAATATTTTCATTTTCTTTCCCAACTATTTCATCACATAATCCATATTGAAGACATTGTTCAGCATTAAGCCAAGTTTGATTATCTAGAAGTTGATTTAACACTTCTTCTGTTAACTTATTACCAGCCTTTGTTAAATAACTTGAACAACTAGCTTTATCGATTACGTCCAAATCATTAGCTGCCTTTCTTAATTCTTCCGAGTTACCATATGCACTTCTTGAAGCATGATGTATCATCATTAAAGTATTAGGTCCCATAATAACTTTATCTCCAGCCATTGCTATTACTGAAGCTATACTACAAGCAAATCCATCTACATATACTGTCTTATTTGCTGAATGTCTTTTTAATTGATTATAAATGGCTAGGCCTTCCTTAACTTCTCCACCATAAGAATTAATAAATACATTAATTTGATTTATATCTTTTGCCTCTTCTAATTTCTTCTGAATATAATTTGCTGAAGTCAAGCTTTCAATTTTTTCGCCACTCCACCAATCATAACTATCTCCCTCAACATAATCATAAATATATAAATCTAATGTATTTGGAGATACTGATTGCTTTATAACATACATTGCTTTATTCATCTTTATCACCTCCTTCCTGGTCTAATTTTGTAATTTCTGAATAGTTCTTTGTTATCCAATGTTTCACACTCCATTCTGTATCTAAAGGTGTATCCCCTACTTTTTCTAATAATCCGTCAATACTATACATTCCACTAGATATAAGCTTGTCAATTTTTTCTGCGATACTAAATATATCAATATGTTTTATACATGTAGTATCTATTTTTAAGAAGGAGTCCTTTAAATAATTAATTTTTCCATACCTTTTACGATTAACCTCTTCTGATAATAAATCTACTATAGGATCAATTGAAAATGTTAAGTAGTTACTTGTTACATCCTCTATACCTGCTACATCTCCCATTAAAAGTGCAGGTGGAATTTTAAAAGCTTGTGCTGCTCTTTGAAAAGCTTCTTTAATTAAATTTTGAATATCTACCATATCACTAGTAGATTTTCTGCTTCCTTCGCCATTCTTTTCCTCATATTTAACACCCTTAGGAATATTAATAACTGCATTTTCTGCTTCAAAATAGTTCTTGAATTTATATAAAAACATATCTTCAATTTGTTTCTTTTTAGTTTCATCACCTTGCATTATTGTTTCTAATTCTACCGTTCCTTTTCTTCCCCCAGAACGCTTATATTTCTTAATTGCTAATTCCAATAAATCATTATAATTACTCATTAGGTTTGAAAATAATCTTTTAATGTTTTTGTTATTATATTTAAAATACAATACTTCACTCATTCGATACTTTCTTGGAAAAGTAAAATCTTTTCTTGTTATATTCTCAAAAATATTTTCAACAACTGCATACTCTTTTTGATTAAAAGTGTCTGCTATTATTAAATTTCCATTATGTTCAATAACTAAACATTCATTTTCATAAAGCAATTTTGAAATAATTTCTTGAATAAACTCTGTAGAATTTTGATTTTTATTAGGCTCTATATTCCAGAGATAATATTCATCACCTTTAGTTTTCTTTCCACCTAGATAAGTTTGAAACTCACATTTTGAAATAGATCCAGCTATAAGGTTAATTGCTATATTTATAGCAAATTCTTCTATAGCTATTCGGGTTGATAAATTAGCTATTTTTTCATTTAGATAAACTACTTCTTTATCACCAAAGAAATTTCTAAACCAATCTAATATTTTCAATTCCTCACCCCCTTTCAGGGTAAAATAAAAAGCCTTACTAAATAAGACTTATAATTTTTCTATATTTCTTTTAAAATAAGTTCTTCTATTTTTACCTTTATCCAATTTGGAGTATGAGGATCATCTATTAATGCTAAAAATACCTTTAACATTTTTTGAAATAATTTTGTGTCTTTTACGCTAACTTCTACTTTTAGATTTTTTTCTTTATCAACGTAAGTTGCATCTCCCATAGTTTGCAATGCTCCATTGCACTTTTGACATCTTACACCATCTTTTTGGGATATATTATAATGTCCACATTCAAAGCATCTATATGCCATTAATTTATTCATAACAATCACCTTCCAACAAAATATTTAATACATGTAAACTCCAAATGATAAATCATCAATATCTAATCTTTCTCCTGAATCTTCTAAATCTATGCTTCCACACATTGCAGTTACAAAAGCTTTAAATCCATCTGTCTTTCTTGACTTAGGTTCTATTTTCCCATAAGTTATATTACCAGCTTGTGATGTTATTAAACATGAATTATTTGTGTACCATCTCATAAGTGGATTATCTCCATAAATTATATTATGATTAGCAAATGCACTTGTTATTACTGGAGCTATCAACATTTCATTAGATGGTCTTGCAAGCCTTATATTATTTACGCCTTTTTTATCAGTATCAAAGCCAACCTCTCTTAAAGCTCTAGCTAATAAAGTATATCTATAATTATCCATCCATAGAGTTGTTATATTATATTTTTTAGCCTGTTCTGCTAGCCAATTAGCTGGTGTTTCAGGTGGAATTTCAACACCTTTTATAAAAGTTAATATTCCCTTTTCTTCCCACTCCCTTAATGGTGCTTTGATTCTTCCTAAATCCTTTGAACTTTCACAAATCCAAGTATGATGTATCCATATATATTTACCTTTATACTTGAATAATAGCCCTGCAGCTACAAAGTCAGTTGTTTTTGCATAATCTATTCCTGCAATACAAGTACACCCTATTAAATCAGGTATTTCTTGATTTGTTGCTAAAATATTTTCCCAAGATGTTACTTCAACATCAGCATTTCCTTTAGGAATATTCATTCTCTTTGTCATAAATGAAGAATTACTTATTGGATCTTCTAAATAATCTATATATTCTTTTTCCATTGTAGAAAAAAGAACTGGGAATTTATGAAGTGAAGGATTTGCTTTATCCCAATTCTTTTTATTATGAACTTCCTTCTCTTCATCTAATTTGCATATAAATGGCAAAAGTCCATTATCTTCACTAGATTTTTTTAATATTTCCTTAGATCTATCTATTATTTTATCTAATGGACCATCTCTAACCTCTCCATTTGTAGTTGTAATTGTAGTCCTAGGATGCTCCTTTTTACCAAGACCAGTTTTAAAAACTTGTATGGCCTTGTAATCCTCATATTGATGGTATTCATCAAAATCTACTTTACCAGGTCTTCCACCATCTTTTGTTTTAGCATTTGATGTTCTAAACTTTAATTTACTTCCTGTTTTTTTATTTCTTATTACTTCTTTTGTCCATTCAAAATGTTTAGATAACTTTTTTTCATGTTCTTCTAAAATATCATATACATCATCGAATGTTGTTCTTGCTTGTTCCTCATTATTTGCACAAATATCTATATGATATTTCTTAACTTTATTGTATTGAGAAATTAAACAAAAATCTTCAAAAGCTAAATAACCATTTTTCCCTGAACCTCTCCCTACCTCTATGAATAGATCAGGCCATCTTAACTCACCATTTCTTTTATAAGTACAGTTATGCAGAGTAAAGCAGAATATCTCCCATTCTAAAAGTTGAAAAGGAAAGTATTTCTGTAAACTTAAATATTGCTTTAATTCCTCTTCATCTACATAAATATCCTCATTTTCAAATGCACATTCTACAAGTTCTATTAATTGAATCTGCTCTTTGCATACTTCTATTTTCCCACTTCTAACTAAATCAATATAATCCTGAATTTCTTTACAAAGTTTCATCTTCATCATCTTCTAAAATGCAGTTTTGAGTAGTTAATTGAAGTTCTTTTAAAATAGCAAGTTTTTGTTTATTATATGCTACAGCATTTTTGATTGAAGGGTTTTCTTTTTCAATAGGATAACCTGATGCTGATGTAGTTTTAAAAAATAATCCTCTATCTTTTATATCTTTTTGCATAGCTTTTTCTTGATTAAAGTACCAAATATAATCATCAATTAGCCCTAAAAAATGTTCTACATTTGCTCCTTTTTTATTTAGCTGATTTATTAATGAATCCTTGATTTTCTTAGCACTAGCCATATTATCCCTCCTTTCAAATTCGCTATATTTTTTATATTTTTTCTCACACGCGCGAGGCAGATGTTCTGTCCTCCCTCTCTACCCGTTCTCTCTTATCCTGATTTTTTTCACTTTTTTTCACCCGGGGGTATCTACCAACGCTCTTCATTAATCTGTTCTTTAGCTTTGTACTTAACTAACTTTTCAGGATGTAATTTATTATGACATTCATTACATACGCACATAAGATTACTTTTTGTTAACGCTAACCAAGGAAACTCTTTAACATGTTTAATATGATGTACTGTTGTAGCCCTTTTATATTTACCTTCAGCTTTACACATCTGACATTCTTTATTCTGTTCCTCTAATACTTCTCTTCTAAGTTTTTTCCATGGTTCACTAACATAAAAAGCATGGATATTATCATCCCTAAATAACTTTAATATCCATTTAGTTAGCTCTTCTTTGTTCATCATTCTCCTTATAAATATCAATATGATTTTTTCTACCTTTTCTAGTTCTTTTATATTTAGAATTGCTTTGTTTCTCAAATCTCCTCAATCTATTTAATTTGTCTTATAGCTCCTGAATATCTTCTATATGAACTATGATCCATAAGCTCCTTTATATCTTTTTCATTTAAATTAACTTTATTTTCTTTCCTCTTCTTGCTGCTTCTTTTGTTATTTCTATCTCTTTTATTTAACTTTTCATAAAGCTCTGGTTGAGTCCTCTTT